GCATTAACAGATTCAAATTTATCTGGTAGTGCCGCTATTGCAAATGATAAATTAGCAAATCCTACTACAACATTAGGATCATCTACTTTAACTTTAGGTCAAACAGAAACAGATTTAGCAGGATTAACTTCTTTAATAATTGATGACATTACAATTGATGGTCAATCATTTACAACTACATCCGCAAATAAAAATATTAATATCTCACCACACGGAACAGGTTCAATAATTGTTCCTAGTGGATATGAAGATAGAGCAGGATTTCAAAATCAATCACTTGCAAATAAAGCATATGTTGACCAAGTTGCTCAAGGTTTAGATACTAAACCATCTTGTAAAGTTGGAACAACTGCTGATTTATCAGCAACTTATAATAATGGAACATTAGGTGTTGGTGCAACATTAACAGCAAGTATTGTCGGTGCATTATCACTTGATGATGTAGCAGTAAGTGTTAACGATAGAGTTTTAGTTAAAGACCAAACAGACGCAACCGAAAATGGTATTTACACAGTTACAACTGTTGGTGATGGATCAACTGAATTTGTATTAACAAGAGCAACTCCAGAAGACCAACCAGCTGAATTAAGTGGTGGTGCATTCGTATTTGTAGAAGATGGAACTTTAAATGCAAATAATGGTTATACATTTACACACACAGGTGCTCCAACATTTGGAACAACTGATTTAGATGTAGCACAATTTTCTGGTGCAGGTCAAATTACTGCAGGTGCCGCTTTAACAAAATCTGGTAATACAATAGATGTAGAAGTTGACGGAGCTTCAGTTGAAGTTTCAGGTGACGCATTAAGAGTTAAAGCATTAGGTATAACAAATACTATGTTAGCAGGTTCAATTGCAAGTGATAAACTTTCTGACCCTTTATATTTTGCAGACGAATCTTCAACACAAGGATCCGTAAGAGTTGGTGGTGTTTTAGAATTTTTAGCAGGTGAAGGAATTAATACTGTTGCTACTGGTAACACATTACAAATTGTTGGTGAATTAGCAAGTACATCAAATATAGGAGTTGCGTCTTTTTCTACTGATAACTTTACAGTTACCTCTGGTGATGTTGAAGTTTCTACAGTAGATGGTGGAACTTTCTAATGTTTGAATGGATTAGTAAATCTTGGGATAAGTTTGTAGATTCATTTGTAGTAGAAGAAAAGAAATTAAAAACAATTGTTGTTAGAGATTTAAAAGACAAAACTAAAAAAGAATTAGAAAAAATTGGAAGAAAAATAGGAATAGAATTAGATAGAAGACTTACAAAGACAAAATTAATTAATAAAATTAAATTTAAAGCTAAATTAAATAGAAGAAAATAATGACAACACGAATTAAACCATTACGTACAGAAGTAGCAACACGTATTCCATCATTAGGTGTTATAGACGTTGGAGAATTAGCTGTTAATATACACGATGGTAAATTTTATTCAAAAACAAGTGCAGGTAATATTAAAGAAATTGGTGGTGTAGGTGGAATAACATTACAAGAAGTTACAAATAATCAAGCTATAACTGATAAAGATATTACTATGAATGGGTCACAATTTATATTTGAAGGAGATGTAGCAAATGCATTTGAAACTGAATTAACAGTAGCAGAACCAACAGCAGATAATATTATTACATTACCTGACGTAACAGGTACAGCTATAACATCTGGCAATTTAACAATAGATGGTTTACCAGGTGGAGACGCTCTTGCTAGTGATGGTGACGCTTTAGCATATGGAATAGTTTTCGGAGGATAGAATGGCTAGTTTATTTAAAAATGCAGGTATGGCACTTGGTTTTGCTGATACTTCAGCTGCAAATTTATATACAGCTGGTGGTGCTGGACAAGCAGTTATTCACGCAGTATATATAACTAATAAGTCAGACGCTAATAATGGTTTTGTAGATGTAAAAGTTACAGTAGATGGTGGAACTACATTTAGATATGTTGCTAACAAAGCACAAATACCACCTAATAATACTTTAGTTTTAGATAAACCTATAAATTTAGAATCAAATGATATATTAAGAGTAGTGGCACATCCATTACCAGATTCATCAACAACTGATTTAGAAGTATATGCTAGTGTACTGGAGATAAGTTAATGGGAATTTCAATTAAACATAATATAAATCCACAAGAACAAAAATTTAATGGCCTTCGTAGAACACAAGAAGGTATGCTTTATTTAACATCTGTTAACCCTAATGAAACTGGTGAAATATGTTTTTCATCATATGTGGAAGAAGGAAAATCGGATGCAGTACCAAAAGATGGTACAGATTATGTTGAAGAAAGAGTGGAAATATATAATTGTCACCAATTTGTTGGTGATGGTTCTACAATAGCTTTCACATTAAACGCAAATATGGGTACTCTTGGACATAGATTATATGTGGTTTGTAATGGTGTAAGAAGCGATGGAAATTTAGATTATACGGTAGATGGAACAATATTAACCTTTATGTTTGCTCCAGCGAGTGGATGCAATATACAGATAGCACAGTTGAAAAAAAGATTTTATAATAATGATTCAGATATTTTTCAACAATTTGTATTTGACGCAAATACCACAACTACTTACCTTATAAATAGTATTGGAGAGTTGGTAAAGAGAGTAAATCATACAGCTAATCAAGATTCAACAAGTGACGATTTTGGCTCTTTTGAAAGTACAACGGCGAGTGTAAATTCATCAACTTATCAAGATGGTATATAAATATAGGAAAACGGATTAACAAATGGCAGATTTCAAATTAGGTAGACTTAAATTTAAATGGAGAGGTGATTGGGGTGTAAGTACTGCTTACGTCATAGATGATATTGCTAAGTATGGTGGTAATATCTATGTTTGTGTAGAGAACCATACATCACAAGCTACAAATGCAGGTTTTAATACAGATTTATCAGCTGTTAAATGGAACATACATACTGAAGGACTTTTCTTTAAAGGTGCTTGGGCATTTGATATTGTTTATAAAATAAATGATGTTGTTAAATATGGCGGTAGACAATACCGTACTACTGTAGCTCACACATCCGCTTCATCTGGCGGTTTAAATCAAAGTAATTTTGAATTATATACAGATGGTTTAGATTTTTTAGGGGATTGGGTAGCTTCAACATTATATAAATTAAATGATGTTGTTAAGTATGGTTCATATCAATATAAAACTATAACAGAACATACATCAACAGCAGACTTTGACGACACAAAATTTAATGTATATTCTGAAGGTTTACAATGGGAAGATAGTTATAATGCTGGAACAACTTACCAAAATGGTGATGTAGTAACCTACGGTGGTTACACTTATGTTTATGTTAATGCTTCTGCTTCAGCTGGTAATACACCAACAGACGATAGTTTTTGGGATGTTATAACAACAGGTTTCAAAGCATTAGGATTATATTCACACGGAACAGCATATAAAACTGGAGATACTATTCAATATGGTGGTAATAACTATGTATCACAATCAAATAATACCAACGAATATCCAGCAAATACAAACGGAACTACTAATACAGCTCATTGGACATTAAACCTTGAAGGTTTTAATTACAAAGGCACTTATAATGCTGGTGTATCTTACTTAATAGGTGAAGTTGTTAGTTATGCTTCAACTGCTTATGTACAACTTCAAGATAGAGTTACAGGTGTTACTCCAGGAACAGACGCTGCTAGGTGGGATATATTATCACAAGGAGATTCAGCTGCTGTATTAACTACTAGAGGTGATATTATAATTAGAGACTCTTCACAACAAAACAGATTACCACTTGCTCCTGCAGGAGCTTTATTAACGTCTGATGGAACAGATGTTACTTGGGATGCTACAACTAGTACAGGTCAGTTTGTACCACCAGTAGGAACAACAGCTCAAAGACCAGGGTCACCAACAGATGGTGGATTAAGATATAATACATCTTTAACAGGTTTTGAAGGTTATAATGGATCACAATGGATGACGTTAGGTGCAGGTAATCCTTGGTCTACGGAAACTGCAAGTTTTAACGCTGCTGCTAATGATAGAGTTATGGTAGATACATCTAGTGTTGCTGTAACAGCTACTTTACCAGCTACTCCATTAGTAGGAGACCAAATTAGATTTCAAGATGTAAATGGAACATTTGCAACAAATAATTTAACTGTTGCTAGAAATGGTAAAGATATTATGAATTTAGCAGAAGATATGACAGTGGACACAAATCACGCTGGGTTTGGTGTTTTGTTTACTGGCGATACTAATGGTTGGAAAATAATAGAAGTAGCATAATTATTAACAGATAAATATTATAAATAGTATAAAAAGGATAGAATATTAATGAGTAATTTATCAAAAATTTTAGGGGGCAGCTCAACAACTGATCCACGAAAAGAAGGACTGCCATTGTTCGGTTTATGGGGACAAGAAAGTGGCGGTAATCATAATGTTAATTTTAGAATTTTTGATTCTGGTTTTAGAAATGTAGGGTCACCTTGGGGTGGATCTACTAGTACTACATCAAATTATAGATATGGGATAATGGGAGACGCTAGTCACGCTTATTCTATGAATGACCACGGTACTGATTTTAATTCAAATCATACTACTGAATCTTACACTTCTTGGACAAATTATTGTAAAAGTACTTACCAAATAGACCAATACCCACACGCTTTTTACTATTCCGCTTCAAGAAATGGACACTGTTCTTGGCAAAGTTACCACCAAATAACTTCTTCTTTTGAATATACAGTAGGTTGGACAAAATTAAATATGGTTTTACCTGAAGGTTGTAGACCTAGACGTATGTTCTGTAATAGACGTTATTCAATGAGGGAAAAATCTGGAAACAATTCTTTACCATCAATGGATTTTTATCAATATGAATCTCACTTACTTAATACTGATAACGATTATTGTGTCAGTACTGGATACAACGAAAAAAATAAAATGTTGGTGATGGTCCATTCTGCTAACGAAGGTGATAATTCCGCTAAGACTGTTCATATTTTCAAATCTTCTAAAGATTTAAATTTAGTAGATAAAATTAAAGATTATTTTGATAACTTGGAATCTACTGAATACTTTACCGATTCTTGGTCTTTAGATAATAACAAAAATTGGTGTACTGTTGTTGGTAATAATGGTTGGGTTGGTTTTGGTGCTAAAAATGGTAACACTAAAAAATATTGTGCATTTGATTGCAATGTTAAAGGCGTAGGAGTTGATATAACTGGTGCAAGCAGACGATACCTTGATTGGCAAGACTTTGCAGGTTCAACAACTACATCTTATGGTGCTGCTAATGGAAACCAATATTACACAAGATTTAACACAACTTGGGACGGAACTTGGGGAATGATTTTTTCTCCTTACTACTACTATGGTCCAGGAATAAATGCTTTTGCAATGAGTTTAGAAAACCCACGTAAATTTATTTCTATAAATCAAACAAAATCTGATTATCCAAATCCTTATACAGCTTGGGGACGTACTGGATTTCACGGTGGAAATGCTGCTAATACTGATAGTACATCTTGGGCAACATATGGGTTTTCATTTGATCCAACGGATTCTGACCATACTGTAGATACTACAGTTTATATGGGTAGTACTTCTGGAGAAGCAACTATGCCAGATAATAATTCCCACGTAGGTGGAACATATACTAACAAAACTGGAAGTTGCAGTATAGCCAATTGCTATACACAGCTAACTGGTGGTTTTCATTCAACTTGTTATCCAGTGCTTATAGGTCTTAATTGGTGGGGCAAATACGAATCTGCTGACGCAAGTTTTGGAGGTAAATAAATAATGGCAATATACTATTTTACAAACACTGGTGAACCTTGTACATCATTTGAGGTGACTGGTGAAGACCTTATGAAAAAAGGAATGGCAATCAAGGCTACTGTTCCTGATGGAATTGAATCTTGGAGATTATCTTATGACACGGCTGCTAAAGCAGTAGTTGTGTACGCTGAAGGTCAAGATGAAGCAGGCGCTCTTGCACAAAGAACAACAGACGCTGCTGCTCAAGTAGTTACAGATAAAGAAAAACTAACAGCTGATTTAGCCGCTGGGGAAGCAGAATAAGTTATGAAAAAAATAAAAGAAGGAATAAAAATTAATGAGTAATTTATCAAAAATTTTAGGTGGCAGTACAACAACTGATCCCCGAAAAGAAGGACTACCATTATTTGGAATGTGGGGAGGCTCTTCGGATGCTAATACTCAAATGCAATTCCGAGTTTTTGATTCTAATTTTAGAGTTACAGGATCACCTTGGGGTGCCGTTGATGGTACTACAACAAATTATAGATTTGGAATATTAGCGGATGCTTCTCACGCTTATAATATGAAAGACCACGGTACTGATTTCCATTCTAACCTTACTACTGAAGGTTACAGTTCTTGGACTAATTATATAAAAAGTTTATACCAAATTGACCAATACCCACATTGTTTTCATTACACTGCTTCAAGGGATGGATTTGTTACGTGGCAAAGTTATCACCAATTTACATCTTCATTTGAGTATCAAGTTGGTTGGACAAAATTAAATCAGGTTCTACCTGAAGGAGTTAGACCTAGACGAACATTTACTAACAGACGCCATACTATGAGAGAATTTATGGGAAATAGTGATTGTAATTGTGACTACTATACTTACACTGCACATTTAATTGATCCTTCTCCACTTAATTACTCAACTGGTACTGGATACAATGAAAAAACTAAAACGTTAGTTATGATTCACTCTGGAGACGAGAGTGGAAATACTTCAAAATCTATTCATATTTTCAAGTCTTCTGTTTGTTTAAATGAAGGTACAACTAGAATTAAAGATTTTTTTGATAACTTAACTTCAACTGAATATTTTACTGACACTTGGACTAATCAAAATAACAAAGATTGGTGCGTTGTTGTTGGTAATAATGGTTGGGTTGGTTTCGGACTTAAACAAAGTAACAGTAAAAGATATGGAGTATTTGATTGCAATGTTAAAGGCACAGGAGTAGATATAACTGGTGCAAGCAGACAATTTGAAACTTGGATGGACTTTGCAGGATCAACAACAACATCTTATGGTGCAACTAATGGACACCAATATTACACAAAATTTCAAACAACTTGGGATGGAACTTGGGGAATGATTTATTCTCCATATTACTACTATGGTTGTGGTATCAATGCTTTTGCAATGAGTTTAGAAAACCCTAGAAAATTTATT